GGGTCAGCTTAACAGGGACTTTGCAAACCGCCGCACAAGGAAATGTTACTTCCCTGGGAACCCTTACTTCATTGAATGCTAACACCGCTAACATCGACGGCGGAACAATGGACAATACGGCCATTGGATCCGCAACAAGATCTTCCGGACAATTCACAACCCTTGATGCAAATAGCGGGATCACTGGTACATTGAATACTTCTGCACAACCAAATGTAACTTCCGTTGGATCCCTGGGAAGAGTCACAGCAACAACCGGGGATTTCGGAACAGTGAATGGAACGATAGCAACCGGCGCACAACCATATATTACAAGCCTGGGGACAATCGCAAATCTTACAGCAACCCGAATCTTTGGCGGCGCCTCTTCTATTTTCGATGGAAGCTATTCAACGATTCTTGGGGGGGCATCAAACAAGGTGCGATCAAATTATTCAATAATTGCCGGCGGATCCTCAAATGAAATTGATTATAATTCTGATTACTCCATCACTCTTGGCGGGTCATCTCATTTCGTTGAAGGGTATTATAATACGGTTCTTGGCGGCTACAATTCGACAGTTGAGAACACAGCAACAACCGCTTACTATGTTTTTATTGGTGGCGGGGTGAACAATACGGCCAGATCAACGGGAACGGTTTTGGTTGGTGGATCCTCAAATTCCGTTGGCTCCAATGGTGTAATTGCAGAAGGCGTCTATTCCGCAATTGTTGGAGGAACCAGCAATTCAACAATTTCAACGCATTCCTTTATTGGTGGCGGATATAATAATTCGGTTTCAAATTATGGCGCAGACTTTAGCGTGATTGCCGGCGGTAGAAACAATGGAATTTCCGGATCCAATCAAGACAACACCATAAGCGGCGGAAGCTCCAACACCGTCACCGGAACGGCGGGAAGTTCAACCATTGGCGGAGGGGAAAGCAATTCGGTTGATGCGGAAGCGAGCACTATTGCCGGCGGCTATAATAATGAATTGGTTGGGGATGATTCCGCAATACCCGGCGGGGTCCATTTGAAATTATCCGGAAGTGGTTCTTTTGGTTTTCGAGGCGGCAACCCTTCAACACAAATAACAAGATCCCAGGCGGACACAGCATACTTCATGGAAGTTGCTCTTTGCGTTGGTGCAGATAACACCGATTGCGAAGACGCTATGACGGAGGGTGAAGTTTACGCGGATGCTCACAATGGAACTAATGGAGATTACGCGGAATACTTTTATTCCGATGGCTCCATAAGCCAAAAAGATATTGTTGGATTGAATATCCAAACGGGGATGGTTCGGAAATATCAGAAGGGGGATCCCCTGGTTGGAATCGCAAGTTCGGGCGCTGGATTCAAGGCCAACGGCGGAATCAAAGAGAATGCAGAATTCCCGGTTCTTGTTGGAATGATGGGTCATGTTCCTGTAGATCTTGAGCAATGCCGGATCACCGGCCGGAAGATCATGACAAAAGACGGACAGAATATCGGGTTCATGCTTCATGATGAAAGAGTTTATATCAACATTGATCCCGCGGCCGCTTCCAGGCGCAACCGCCAACTTGCCAAAGAACGAGAATCCGAGCGCGAGTTGAAGAAGATGGGCGCGATGATCAAGAATCTTTCCACAAGAATCAAAAACTTGGAAGCCGGGCGGTAATTCCCTTTTTTGCTTCAACCCTTGCTTCTGTGAGATTATAAAGCTAGGGGTTCTCTTTGCATTGTTTCAACGCTTTCTTTTCTATAGTCTCTATTCTCATAGGTGGCTTTCTTATTTATGTGAACTTTCAAGAAAGAGACTACAAACACGCGGAAACATTTCATTTCTATTGTTGGATCTTCGCCGGGTTCTTGGTATCGGATTCAATCTTTCATGTTGAAGGCGGAGATTCCGCGGCGTTGGCATTGATCGCCTGGATTATTTCGTGTTGGATCCTTCGCAAACGAACCAAAACTTTTTACATAGAGCGGGGTTGATATGGCTAGCCGATGGAAACAAATTTGGGATGAAATCAGGAACCCTTTCAAGCGATCCTTTCATGATGTAAAGGATAACGCGGTTTCAATAATCATTGAGGGGTTCGGCCGCTACTGGGTAGCGCGGGAAGTCCGCGAAAAACTTAGAGAATATAAGCAACGGGCGGAAGGGTTATACCTGGAAGTTAAGCGCCTGGGGAAATATATCTTCCAATTGCAATCTATGTTAGCCAGGGCGGAAAGTTACATGAGGGATCAGGAACTAACAGATGATCAAATTGCCGAGATCTTACATGGTGACACTCTTCCGGAAGAAGAACTTGGGGATCCAGAAAGTTTCTAATGAAGAGATTTCCGGTGGACCTAATTGTTGACCCGTACACAGTGATTAAAGCCGGCGAAGATCGGGCGCGCAATCTATTCAAGACGATGGTTTGCAAAAACTGTGCTTGTTGGAAGGGGGGGCGCCCAGGTTCAAAGGTCCGCCAATGTACGGCCGCCGAAACTCCAACATTCACAAGCGCTTTTTGGGGCGAAAATTGCTCAGATATCCAATCAACTTTGGAGCCTGGGCGATGAACTTTCTTGATACCGTGATGGAAGAAATTGTTGGAAGTGTTCTTTTGCTTTTGGTGATTCTCGCCTTCGCCTGGGTCGAGCATTGGATGAAGAGGAAATAATGGAACTTTTAGAGTGGGTTGCACTTCAGATAGATTGGATTGCCGTTGTTGATTTCATGTGGACGGAAGTTGTTGTTCCGGTTGGCGCGGTAATTGGGACCGCCTTGATTGCGGCCGTTGGTGTTCTTCGAAAGAAGTTGATAGAAGAGATCCAGGGCCGGGAAGAGCTGTCCTTGTTTTCCGATATCCTGGTTGGATCCGTAGAAAGGGTTCACAAGAAATCAGTTGATGTTATCCAAGAGGCCAAGGAAGATTTATTGTTTGATGAAACGATTCCCGAAGAGTACAGGGACCGGATCCGGAAGTGGTTTACCTCTTTGGAAGATGATTCCAATGTAAAATATGAGGTTAAAGAAACTTCTTCCAGTGTCGGCCGAGAAATTGAAACCGATTTCCAGGTTCAAGCTTCATTGGGACAGCTGGAGAACAAAGACAATGGATAAAAACTTTGATTACTTTGCGGAAGCCCTTTCAAAGACAATGGAAAACGAAGGGGTTTTTCCGGCCGACGGGAAGACGGGATTATATTTTGCGGATGGTTTTCATACCAACTTCGGGATTGCTTATGAATTCAACCGCCGGCGCCTGGGAGAATTCGGGATTGTTGATCCGGACCAGATTGACAAGTTGACCTTTGGGCAAGCCGCGCAAATCTACCGGGAAAAATATTGGAGCGGTTCACCGGCGGCATACATTCAAAATCAGAAACTTGCGGAAAGCTTCTTTGATTTCGCGGTTAATGTTGGCCGCGCCCGTTCATGGCGATACCTTGCCCGGCTTTGCAATCGATTCAATCACCGTCTTGATAAGGCGCTGGAAATGCCCGGAAAGAATCTTGACACTATTTACCGCCTTAAGTTCGTATTGCAATTCTTTGATGAATTGGAGGTTGCAAAAACCTTGGATGATCTTAGAATTCGATACTATCGGAAGCGGTATCATTTGATGGAAAAGGATGGAAAAGCAATTCTTGCACAAAGGTTCTTTCTTTCCTGGGAACGTAGATTGGACTATTGGCCGTGACAGATACAGAAGAACGCCCGAAACATTACCGAATTTTAATTGTGGATGATAGCCAAGGGGACGCAAGCCTTGTTGAAGAAACCGTTATCCCTGCATTGAAATCAAGATGGCCTTGGTTGAGACAAGAAATTCACGGTTCAATTTCCCAAGCAATGCGAGCCGCCAAAACAAATAATATTGCTTTGATCATGTGTGATGATCTTCTTCCCGGTTCGCTTCCAGCGAATGTGCTTACCCGCGATCATCCCGGCATTGGTTTTTCGTTATGGCTAAGATTCAACGAACAAAGATCATATCCTTTTGTTTTAATGTCAGGTCACAACGAAGCGCGGGTTCTTGCGGAAGCGGAGGGAATAGAGTTTGCTTTGAAGGAACCAGGGTTTGAAGAGTTGAAAGAGAAAGCTTTCATGCTGATAGAAAGGAATCAAACCAACACAAGGGTTTCATCGGTTGAGCAAGATATCATGGAACTCAGAAGCGAATTCAAAACTGAAATTGGGACGGTGAAAGCCGGGTTGGATACCCTGGTAAAACAAGTTGGTTCCCTCACTGAAAAGTTTGATCAGGTTCACACAAAGACAACTTGGTATGAAAAGATCGGTGCATTTGTGGGGGCGGCTGGAAAAGCATTTATTCCATCTGTAAAGAAATGAGGGCTAGTGAATGGATTCTAGTCATTGCCGTTGTTGTCCAAACCGTTTACTTGTGCGGGTATCTCCAACCCGAAAAGGGGATTCTTTTCAAATCTCTTTGGGCGGTCCTTTCTCTTGCTCTTTGCGGCGCCGTTTGCCAATGCAATCAAATTCTGGAAGAATTAAAAAGGTGGGCGGGTTTTGAAAAGGGGGTATGGAATGCGCGATATCTTTTGATAGAATCAAGAGGACTAGCTTTAAGGTTTTGATCTTTCTATCAAAAAAGCCCGGCGGGAAATTCCTACCGGGCTTTTCTCTTTCCAGACTTTAGGCGGCCGCTTCTTCGCCTTCCGGATCCGCGGCCTCTTCTTCATCGGTGATCTTATGAAGTGATGTTGAAACCGATCTTCCTGGGTCTTCCGCTTGGCCTTCTTTCTTCGCGCCGGCTTCCGTGATGTATGGTTGAAGCTCTTTCAAAGACACTTCACCGAACGCGGCTTTCATCAAGGATTTGTTTCCAACTTCGGACTTGTGAACAATGTTGGTTTCCGATATTACAAACGGCGCACCAATGTTCTTTTGATCCAGGCGGATCTTTGACTTTTCGCCGGATCCGTCAATGACAAGATCAACACGCCCGGCCTTCTCACGTTCCAGGGTCAGGGTAATTTTTGCTTTCTTTGCTTCCGAACAAAGATCAATCAACTTTTCCAACAGCGCTTTTGCGTTTTCGTGGGTCAGGTTTTCATATTCAATATTCATTGGGGGCTTCCTTTCAGCGGATGATTCCGCAAATGTATTCTTTTACGTGCGGCCAGATAGGGCCGGAAGAAAAAATAATGATGTGATGATAAACGGAAAGTTCATCATACATCCATTGAAGTCTTTCAGGGTTCTTGGTGCAAACTATGAAAAGGTGTTCGGGCCTTTTTTGCATAAGCCCGAACACTTCATCGATCAAGCCCGCGGGAATGGATTCATCAAGTAAATCATTCCATCGTGGGATCAAGTAAACCTTGGGGGTTTCGGTTGCGATTAGTGCGGCCGCTTCCGATTTGATACCAAGTGGGCTTGTGGAAATAGGTTCCCAGATCACCGGCCATGAAGCCAGGGTTGATACAATACCAAAGAAGAGAATCAATTTCATTTCTTTTTTGGCCGGTATCTTCTTCCTTCAAGAACAAACTTCGATCCGTTATATGTATTTTTAACTTCCAGGGGCGGGGGATTCTCGCATTCTGGGCAAGTGTCAAAATGCTTTTCTTTCCCTGGTACTGGAATCAGCCCGCGGCCGCTACACGTAACACAAACATTTTCTTCAACCATGACGCCAATCATTGAAGTTCCAACAGGTTCTTGTCAATGTTTGATAGATCAGTTAGCCCTAATTTGTCATATCCGACAATATGAAATCCTTCCGGGCATTCGCACCGGGTACGCTTTAGGGTGCAAGTGTCGCAAAGATAAGCCTTCATGAATTTCTTCTTATGGTTCTTTGGTAGCTGGATTGGATTCATTTGGTTTGCCTTCCCGCGGGAAAGATAGCCCGCAATTCATACAATGATGGGTTCCTTTGCCTTCAATCCGGATCAAGGAATCTTTAGAGATTTCCCGGATTAGAATTGAATAACATCTTTTACATTCACTCATTATCAGTACCTGGGTAAAGGGATCCTTTCACTTCCCATTCTTCAATGATTGGTTCGCGCCGGTCCATGTGGGCTTGCGCGGATTCCTTTTTGTAGCCTTTTAAGAATCTAAAGGTTCTTCTTTGAAGTCGATCTTTTGAAGTTTTGCTTCTCATATTTCCCTAAAATCTAGCTTCTTAAACTTCTCATTCGCCAGGAATAAACGGATCTTGACCCTATATAAAGAATTCTTTCTAGTGGCCGGGCTTTTGACATCTTCAACAACCCAGGTTATCCCATGCTCTAAGTATTTGAAGTCCGCAATGTATTTGATTGGCGCAACCGCTTTTGCCTTTCCATCTTTTGTTATCCCGGCGCGCAAATCCCGGAATCCTTCCATGAGAATGAAAACGGGCTGGATTTCTAGGCGGGATATCAAGCCGGCGTGTTCACGAAGAAGAAGTTCTTTGTGCCGGCCTTCTTCTTTCTTGGATGCAAAGCCCTTGGTTTCTTCGTTTCTATATTTTAATTGTTTCGGCCGTTGCATCTTGCGGCACTTGCAAAGAGACGCGGACTTTTTACACTTCAAACAAATGTTCATAGGTGAGTCTTTCTATTTGGAAAAGAGATAGTCCCAACGCTTACATTTCTTTCTATGGTCTTTGATTACCGGCCGCTCATCAAATAGCTCCAAGTTCTTTTGGTTGTTACAAATCATTGTTTCGCCTTCAAAGGAAACGCAAGTTCCACAATTCTTTTTCACTTGATGAAATCCAGAAGGGCTGGAACAAGGGAGCTTGAATTCACAAAAATAGCATTCACTGTGCTTTTGATCTTCCGATATCATTTCAGGTAATTCGGGAGAGTTTTTAATTGCAATGGCCCGTCTTTGAAAGGTACTCGCGTCTTTGGTGTTGTACCGGATCAATTCAATGTGGATCTTGGCGTTGTTCTTGTTGATTAGTATTAGAAGTCCAAGTTCTTTTTTCTTCGCTCTAAGGTACAGTTGAGCCTGGGCATACCAAGCCTGTTTTCCTTTTTTAACTCCTTTGGAAACAACCAAATCAAAGATCCGATCATTCGCACTCTTCACTTCAATGAGATATTCAAGCCCGCTTTCAACTAGAATCCCGTCAATCTTTCCGGCAATGGATTGTAGGCGGATCCAATCTTGGGATTGTTTGATTTTGTACCCGGCCTCCATGAGTGAATCCAGGATTAGCTTTTCAAGAAGGGATCCGGTTTTGAATATCATGCCCAGGCGATCACGATAATCAAACGGGTTCCCGGCATCAAAGCCGCGCCATTTCATCCAGATATACCGGCCGCAAGGATGACCGATCCATGAGGGGCCTAAGCCTTTCGGCTTGGCAAAGTCGGCCTTGTTGATTTCGTAAAGATCGTCAATCAATCCTTCAATGAGTGTTTCGATTTCCATTTTCTAAAAACTTCCTTTTGAAAACCGGATCCGTTGCAAGATCCATTAAATGATAAACCAGTTCCTCTTGACCTTCGATTTCCATTTGGGCAATGAGGAAGGAATAGAATAGGTTTAGTTCTTCATTGGAAACATTTTCGAAGAACTCAGAACATCGGCTTTGAAATTCAATGGTTTTTTGTGACATAATGTTTTTCACTCTATAAGCAATTCCAAAAAGCCCGGCGCAATGAAGGCCGGGCTTTTGTTTTCTAGCTCTTACCAGGGTATTTCCTCATCGTCGATATCTTCCGGTGTTGCATTGCCGGATCCGCTGGAACTGGTTTCAGTCTCTTCGGTTGAATCGTCGTCTTCCTTTTCCTCGAGGAATTGAATGATCTTGTTCTTATCGCCGTATTCTTCATCCTTTTCGATTCCAACCTTACAAAGAACGGTCTTTCCAACCAGCTTCATAACATCGAATTTCGGCTTTGTGATGCCGGCGCGAACTGCCAGGGTTCGCAACCGTTGGCGGCCAACTTCGTTTTCAATGGCAAAGTTTTCAAAGAGTTTCATGCCGGCGCCTTTTTGCCCGGCGTCAACTTTGAAGGTTGCCGCAACATATTTGTTGTGATTCTTTGAAGTTTTCTTTTCGAATCCTTCAACTTTCAATCGATACTTCCCTGGTTTCAGGGTATCGAAACCCTCTTGTGGTTCAACGTCTGATAGATCAAGGGTAAAGCCCATAATCTTATACTCCTTTGTTAAGAATCTTTCCGATGATTGCGGATAGATCCGGTTTTTCAATTGGTTTCAAGGCGCCGGAACGATCCTTTGCCGTTACTCTTCCATCTTCGGATTCCGCCGGTTCGGTGATAAAGATCCGCCGCTTTCCCTTCTCTTCATCTTCATGAATCGTCATGTAAAAGACTTCATCAAAGTAGGCGGCCAACTTTTGCTTCAATGAATTTCCATTGATTTCCGGATGGATGAATCTGTATCCGTCGTCATCCCTTGCGGTTGATGCAAGGCAAGTGAACACAATGTTGTAGTGTTCGATATCACGGAAGTTCTTTATCAGTTTCAAGAGCGATGCTTGATACTCTTCCCAAAGCTTAAATGAATCCTTCTTTTTTGGGTGCAATTCCTTATAAGAGTCATAACATTTTTGTGATATCTCAGAAAGGGAATCAATGAAGATCCATTTGAACTTGGCCTTGGCCTTCTTCTCTTCGGAAAGAAGGTCAAAAGCTTCATACATTTCTTGAAACGATTCGATTTCAAAACCTTCGACGGTCTTATTCAAGACAAGATCCCGGATGGAAAGAAGCCCGCTTTCAGCGGATAAAACACAAGCCCGCTCATTCTTTGGGATCGTTCGTAAAAGCGAAGTTTTCCCAATCCCAGGTTCCCCATATACAAGGATCGAAACCCGATTCAACTTGTTAAGTTTTAACTTTCTCATTCCGAAACCTTCCTTGACGATGTGAACAAACTTAGTAAATATCTTATGAGCAGTCAATAGAAATCTGTGACTAATTGACAAATTATTGCTAATATTGAAAAAACTTGAATGAACGGAGGTTTTGGAATGTTCAAGGAATTATGTGATGAAAAGTGCGTCAATCTTTCAAAGATGGCGGAGAAGATAGGAATCCCATATTCGACGGTAATGGGCCATTATAACGGGGGAAAGATCCCTTTTGAATCGGCGCGGAAGTATTCCGAGTTTTTCAATGTCCCCTTGTCCAGTGTTCAGGCTGGTTTTCCAAATCTGTATTCTTCGGCCTTGATCGATGTTGGCCCGGAAAAAGTTGTAATTGAATAGATGAGCATTTGGAATTGCGCATTAGAGTATTTGGAATCCGGGCTTTCTGTATTCCCAATTCGCAAGGGTGATAAGCGGCCTTACCCTGGGTTCCCCTGGGAAGAGTTTCAACGGCGCTTGCCGTCGGAAGATGAACTTGATACCTGGGAAGACAAATACCCAGGGGCCAACTTAGCGGTTGTCACCGGGAAGATTTCCGGGATCAGTGTCTTGGACCTGGATTCACCGGATGCGATCAAGTGGGCGGAAGAAAGATTTGGGCGCCCAGGTGTTTACCAAAAGACGGGAAGAGAAGAGGGCGGGGAACATTGGTTTTTCAAAACTCCAAGAGGGGGGTTGAAATCTTCCAAGCCCAGAAGCAAAGTTGAGGTCAAGGGAGAGGGCGGGTATATAGTAATTGCGCCTTCCATCCATAAGAGCGGCCGGAACTATGTTCTAAACAAGTTGATTGAATGGGATGAGTTGCCGGAATTCCCGGACCTTACCCAGAAAGAGCAAAAGAAGTTGGAAGTTGATCTTTCCGGTTCCCTGGTTACTGATGCCGGAAAGGTTGAGGTTGGGGAAAGAAATGATCTTTTAGCCAAATTAGCCGGAAAGTTATTCTATGACGGCGCCTCTCTGGAGGAAGTCAAAGCCGCGCTTCTGGAAAAAAACTGGAATGATTTTGATCCGCCTTTGAGTGATGATGAAGTAAAGGTCATTGCTCATTCGATCAACAAAACTCATGAGCGCCGGCAAGAGAGAATGCGGAAGGAAGTTGGAGTTGATGACGACACTTCTCTTGCTTTTGTGATTCAAAGCGATCCGCCGCCGCAACCATATTTGGTCAAAGGTCTTCTTCCCAAGGTGCGAACCGGGGTTGTTGCCGCGGAAGGTGGAACAGGGAAAGGATATTTTGCGCTTCAATTGGCGCTTTCGATTGCGTCCGGGGAAGATTTCTTTGGATATGAGGTCTTGGATCCTGGGCCTGTTTTGATACTCAATGCCGAAGATGATAGACAAATCGCCTGGATTCGAATGAAGGCGATTCTCAGGGCAACAAATATCAGTTTCCAAGAAGCCGAAAAAGCGGTGAAGAATATTCACTTCCCGGATATCTTCCGAGCAAATACCCAAATTTTCCCCAATGATGGGGGAATGCTTGGGTTGATTGAGCAGATGGCCGAGCGGATCAAGCCGAAGTTGATTATCATCGATCCAATTTCTAAGTTCTTCATGGGGGATCACAATTCCCAAAGTGAAGCTTCCGCCTTTGTTGGGTTGGTGGATCGGCTTTCGGATAAAACGGGTGCGATGTGCCAGTTGTTCGCGCACAACAACAAAGATTCGATGAAAGCCGGATCCAAGGCAAAGCAAAAGAGTCCTTCAATTATGGGATCCGTTGCAATTCCAAATTCGGCGCGTCATGTCATTACAATATCGGCTTTCGATGATTCCGAAGGAATGAAGTTTGGATTGACTCCCAGGGATGCCTTTGATCATGTGACGGTTAGCGTTGCCAAATCCAATTATTCAAGATCAGGACAACAGATTGTTTTATACAGGAATCCGGAAGGTGAAAAGGCCGGCGCCTTTGAGTTGGCGGATCTTCAACGCGAACGCGGGCCGCAATCTATCGGGCTTGATTTAATCAAGACGATTCCAGAAATCGCCAGGACCAAAACAGCTTGTTCGGCCGCCTTGAAGAAAGCCGGACTATCCAAATCAGATATTGAAGAGTGTATATACCAAGCTTCTCATTTCGGGTTGCTATAAACGAAGGAAATTGTATGAATGAATTTAGAATTTTCGCAATGTTAAGAAACGAAGTTGGGCGCGGCTTAAATATTAAAAACGAGTCTTGCGCGAAGGGTGAAGAACGGCGGTTTTTAATAACAGCAATTGCCCAGAACAATACATCTTTGATGAAAGTTTACATCGGCGCAAATGCGCTTGGAGAGTTTCTAAAAAGAATAAACGATGAACTGAATTGGTTTGATCCAAATGATTCGGGTGCGGGGGAAAGAATTAGTTCTCTTGTAAAGGAAAATGAAGCGTTGCAGATCAGTCTTCAAAAGTTCCTTGATGCGGAAAAGGAAACTGTGCAGATCCGCGAAGAGCTTATAAAACAAGCAACCACGCTTGAACTTGTCCCCGAACTTCGGAACCATATTCAAGCCCAGGGGGTGACAATTCATGAACTTCAAGTTGATAAAGAATCATTGAAGCAACGTGTTTGCGAACTCGCGGAGTATAAAGATTTGGCCGACAAGGGACGTCGGGCCGCGGAAGCGGAGAACCGCCGGTTCAAGATCCTGATTGATGCACTTGGGAATTATATAATCTCATGAAGTTATCCGGGGGGCGGGAAGGGAGGGGGATATACCCCCTTAAGGGGGATATCTCCCCTTCCCTTCCTCTCCGCCTGAAAGGAACAAGAGAATCATGACAGAGAAAAAAGGTTGGAGGATTTGGGAAAAGACAGTTGAACAAGTTACGCAATACATCTTTGGACTGATACAGGATGCAAAGGTTGAAAGAGTATTTGGAGATTCCGAACCGTTGTTTTCGCCAAAGCAACAAGCCAGGATTGGATACTTGGAAACTGAAATTAGCGGGTTCATCGTTCATGGTGATAAGGATAAGTTGACCCGCTCTTGTGAAGAGTGGGGCCGCGCCCATGTTTGGGCATTTGAAAACAAACTTGAAAACTTGGAAGCGCAAAGGGGTATTTGATGAGAATATTTGTTATTGGTATTGGAATGTATTTACTTGGCCTGGGGATGGGTTATTGGATAACAGATACCCATAATCATAAACAATTCAAAAGAAGAATAATTATTGAACGTGACAACATGACACAACAACTATTGACCAAGGTTGCAAAGATACGATCAATTGCAGATGAAAAAATTGAAAGAACTATTAAGGCAAAGATCCTTGCAATGGAAACAAGAGAGAAGATGAACAAGGCGGGGAACTAATGGACCCGGTAACAATAATATTTATTTCAATTGGATTTGTTCTTGTCGGAATAGAGTCATATAGGCGGGGTCAGGCGTCCGCCTGGGCTGAAATGGGCAAGATTGAAAAGGGTGCGGAGAAGAGAACAAAAACTTGGAAGAGAATTGGTGCAATTGAAAAGATACCAATTGCGCCAAAAGAGCGCCCAGGCTCCCAGGGTGATTTGAAGAAAGATCCCTGCCAATATTGCGACGATCAATTGATAGTTAAAACAACGATGGGATTTATTCCTTGTGAAGCTTGCAGGAAGTCAAAAAACCCTGGTTGTTGTGAAAAGTGTCATCGTGACTTCAAAGAGTGTGTTTGCATTCCGCCTTCGATATTGAGGGAGAGAAAAGCGGATATCTTGAAAGACTGTGAAGCCTGTTATGGTCATGGCTCATTGCCCGTCGATGATGATCGAATTGGTTGTTGGCTTTGCGAAGGAACTGGAAAGGATAAACGATGAGAGAAGAAGTAAAAAACTTAAAGCCGGGCAATGCAATATGGATAAAGGATACCAACAGAAGGGGTTACGATGACCAAGGGCGCCTTATTTATAGAAAACATTGGATAAAGCAAACAGTTGAAAAAGTAGGAAGAAAATATATTTATGCAGGAAATTATAGGGTTGATATAAACGGGTCGGGTGATTTTGGTGTTAGCGGTGTAGCGTTTTCACTTGAAGAGGTTGAGCGCGATTGTTGGTTAAATAACAATAGGCAAAAGATCATAAGTAAAATTGAAAGATTGCGTTCATCTTATGGGCTGTTTAAGAAGCTTGAGGAAGTTCTAGGGGAATACGAATGAGCAGATCAAAAGCCTATGACCGACGATGGAGAAAGATTAGATACAGTTTTTTGGCAAGATTCCCTTTCTGTATAGGGTGTGATGCCTTGGGTCAAGTGACACCGGCAACGGAAGTTGATCATAAAATTCCGTTGGTGGAAGGGGGAACTCATGACGAAACCAACCTTCAACCTTTTTGTAAAAGTTGCCATTCGAGAAAAACGGCAGAAGATCGAAGAGATAGAACGGGAAAGCAAGTTGACGAAAGAAACACTTTCAGCCCGCTTGGATGCAGAACACCAAAAGATATCCGAGACGCGATAAGAGGGAAGGGGAAGCGATGATTCGATCAATCTTCATAGACTGGGAAGATAAGATTGATTGGAAGGTGGTCATCTATCCGGCAAGGCCAACAAGAAGGGAGAATAAAGAAATTGAATATCGGATGAAGCGCCTGGGCGAAAGGATTGCTAGAAAATGAAATGTCCAAGGTGCAAGCAACCGGCGTTGATTTATACAGAGCATGACGAAGAGACAACAATTGAAGAAGCGGCCAGGGGTGAAAAGAGGTTCATTGATGGGCTTCCGGAACCCATTGAGTGTCCAAATTGTTTTAGTCAACCAGCGGAGTATCTAGCAACGGACAAGAAGAAAAGGGATCATTTCTTTTGTTCAAATTGCTTTACCCCATTCACTATTGATGATACCGAAAACGAAAGGAACGAAGATGAAAGATAGAGTGTTTATTGAACTAGGCTATGGGGATGATTTTATCAATATTGATCCGGAAGAAATTGCAATGATGGTTCAAGAATTTGAATCACCGGCGTCGAAGAACTTCAAGACTATAATCACTTTGAAGAGTGGAGTACAAGCGACAACAGATGACACCATTGTAATTATCATGGAGAGGATGAAAAACGCCGCCGAGAAGCTTGGAAAGCGCGGGCGCTCTTTATGATGACCAATCAATCATGGGTCACGGTGCGGAAGTCTCTTCCCTATAATCAAGCGGTTGAGATCCAGCCGGAAACCCTTCCGGAAGATTCCCGTTGGATCGTTGCCGATTTAGAGTATGGGTATTACCAAGTTGGAAATATGTTCATGGGTACTTTGTTCCTCACGCCTTGCGGAAGAAAGATTGAAGCTCACTTGATCAAGCGGTGGTTCTATTTTTTTTGATGAGCCGATCACCAATCCCTCTTTATAGGTTGATCCCGATCTTGCTTTTGCTCTTAGTTTATTGTGTCGCTTCAATGATGCTTGCTTGGGTTCAAAGATTGATCGGGTCAGCGTTTCGGGACTTGAAAAAGCAACCAGCCAGCAGTAAAAAAAGAGGGTCAAAAGGGGTCGAGAGGGCGAAGGATCGAGACACAAGAGGGTAGGGGGGTCGCTTTATCTGATATAATCAGGTGTTGAACAACGAGCGCTAGTCATCTTTTTTTCGCCGCCAAGTTTTCCAAAAAAAGTTTATGGCCCAAATTCAGAACATAGAAGACTTGAGAAAATCGGTTAAAGGCCGAAAAGACAAGCGACCAACAACCACTTCACCGGCCGCGCCGCCTGGGGCGCCAGAATATCCCAAAGGCCAACTTGACTATCACGGAAAGGCTGAATGGTTTCGAGTCACAAAAGAGCTTGATGCACTTGGAACTCTTTCAACGGTTGATCGGTCTTGCCTTGTCAATTATTGCCGATGTTGGGCGCGCTATAAACAGGCGGAAACGGAATTGAACAAGCATGGATTCCTTTTGATTGAGGAAACCGGCCAGGGTTCAAAGAAGTATAAGAAGAACCCGGCAATCTCAGTTATTGAAAACGCCCAAGCTTTGATGTTGCAGTATTTGAAAAACCTTGGATTGACGCCGCTATACCGGCCTCGAATCCATAAGGATCCGAAAACCCAACAATCAAAAATGAATGATCTTTTGGTTGGCGGCCGTGGGTAATGCGAAAGACTGGAAGCAAGTTGAAAAATACTTGGGAAACATCGCAGAAGGCCGGACGAATGATTGCAAGTGGGTACGCCTTGCGGCACAAAGACATTTCCGAGATCTTGAATTAAAAAAGGATTTGTTCTATTTCGACCCTGAAAAGGGTCAGCGGATCATTGATTTCTTCCCAATACTTCGCCATACCAAGGGCGCCAAGTTTTTTGGCAAACCGTTTGAGCTTGAATTGTGGCAAAAGACTTGGCTATTTCTTCTCTTTGGTTGGCGCCGGCATGAAGATGATCTTCGAAGATTTTCAACTTCGACCAAGTATGTTCCCAGGAAAAACGGGAAGACGGCGGAAGCCGCCGGGGTTGGCAACTATCTTTTCGTGATGGATGGTGAGCCAGGGGCGGAAGTTTATTCCCTGGCGAACTCCAAGGATCAGGCGTCCATTGTTTTCAACATGGCGGCGGCTATGGTCAACCGTTCGCCGGAACTTGCGGCAATTGTTGAAGTCTATACCGAGATCATGACAATTGATGCCTCTCTTTCTCAGTTCCGGCCGTTCGCTTCGAATTGGAAGAAGATGGACGGGTATGGAGCTTCCGGCGTGATAGCCGATGAGGTACACGCATTTGATCAGCGACAACTTTATGATGTTGTGAACTCATCGCGCGGATCCAGGGACCAAAGTCTAATGTATTCGATTTCAACGGCCGGGTATGACATTTCAACAATCGGATATGAATTGTTTGAATTGGGTTGCGATATTCTGGAAGAGACTTCCGAAGATGACTCATTCTTTCCAGTCATTTATTCAATCGATGACAAAGATGATTGGGAGAACGAAGAAGCCTGGGCCAAGGCAAATCCAAACTTGGGCATATCAAAATCTTTTTCCTATATGCGCGATCAACATAGACTCGCTAAGAATTCGCCAGGGTTTCAGAATGAGTTTTGGGTGAAGGAATTGAACATTTGGACAACAAGCGCATATTCCCATATTGAGCCGGAAGCTTGGAAAAAATGCGATAAAGCATACCCGCTTGAATTCCTCATGGGTCGGCCTTGTCATGTTGGAATTGATTTAGCTTCCGTTCGAGACTTCACCGCTATGATTTTTTATTTTCCGGAATTCGAAGATAGAAAAGCGGCGGCCCTTGGGAAATATTACGTTCCAATGAAAGCATTGGATATCAAGAAGAACCATATTCAAGACAAGATCCGAACCTGGGCAAGAAAGAAATTGGTCACGGTCACGGCCGGGAAAACTACAGATTACAAAGAAGTGTTCAAGCATTTGAAACAAGCGTACAAGGTTTTTGATATTAAGAACCTGGGATTCGATCCGCATAATGCAAAAGAGTTTATTTCAATGGTTGAATCCTTGGAGGTCCCTTGTATTTCGGTCCGTCAAGGTACACTTTCAATGAGCGAACCAATGAAGAAATTGGATCGCCTATACCTAGAAGAAAAGATTCTTTTTGGAAAAGATCCGGCGCTTAGATGGATGGCGGGCAATGTTACCGCGATCACCGATGACAACGAAAACATCAAGCCTTCAAAGAAGAAAAGCAAAGAGAAGATAGATGGATTTACAGCACTTGTGAACGCTATTTATGCAGAGCAAAACCCAGGTGAAGAACCAGAAGAAAACCCGTATTCAAACGGGAATCCTTTATTAGTCATTTAATTTTCGATACTATGAGACTATGGGCCTATTAAGTTTTTTATTCAAAAAGGATCCCGAAGAAAGGGCTTCCGGTGCGGTAGATCTTAGTCATCCAAAGGATCCGGGAATCGTTAAGGTGTTCGGTTCCCCTGGGCAGTCAACAACGGGAATCAAGGTCACGCCGAAGACTTCTATGGAAGAGGAAGCGGTGATGACTTGTTGCCGGATTATTGGCGAAACCTTGGGTATATTCCCTTGGCAAATTCTTCAAAAGAATTCTCTTGGAGTTGCTAGAAAGGTACGCAGTCATCCACTTTGGGAACTCTTGACGCTTCGGCCTAATCCAGATCAAAGCGCCGTTCAGCTTTTTGAATACATTGGATTTGTTACGGCGTTACGCGGCCGTTCTTATTTGGCCGTGAATTACAATGCGGGCAACCCGGTTGAATCATTGGTTCCCCTGGATCCAGATAGAACAAGAGCCTTCCGCGGGGAAGATGGTCACAAAGCATTCGCGCACCGGGACACCGCCGGCCGATTATTGATTTTTAATCGAGAAGAAATTGTTCACTTCACGGATATAAGCTTGGACGGCATTGAAGGAATGAACCGGATTGAACACGCCAGGGAAACCATCGGTGCATCATTGGCGTTGCGAGAATATGGAAACCGCCACTTCACAAGCGATGCAACACCGGGCGGAGTTTTGGAGATTCCCGGAACCCTGGGCGGACCAGAAAACCGCGAAGAATTCCGGCGAAAGTGGCAAGAGAACTATTCCGGATTGCAGAACAAGCACAAAACGGCGGTTCTTGAAGGCGGGGCATCATTCAAACCAATTTCCGTTTCACCGGCAGATAGTGAATGGTTGATGGCAAGAAAGTATACCCGCGGCCAAGTTGCGGCAATGTGGAGAATCCCAGGATACAAAGTTGGGGATCTTGAAAGGTCCATCAAGGCGAACATTGAACAACAAGCAATCGAATTCTTGACCGAAACAATGCTTCCCTGGGTTCGCAGAATGGAACAAGAGGTCAATTGGTCTTTGCTTACTCGCAAAGAACGGATCGAAGGAATGTATGCAAAGCTTCGATTCGAAGGAATTCTTCGGGGTGACTCCAAAGCCCGCGCCGAATTTTACAAAATTCTCTTCAACATGGGGGCTATCAATCAAGATGAAATCAGGGAGCTTGAAGAAATGAATCCCATTCCGGATGGCCTGGGTCAAAAGTATTATGTTCCCCTGAATATGGTTGATGTAGAAACTGCAAATTCCATGAAAGATGAAATTGCCAAAGATTCGGAAGAATGAATTTATTTGAAAAAAAACCAAATTCATGAGAATCTTTGAGTATGAGCAGGGAATTAAGATCATATAAATCCGCGTTGAAAATTGAGCGCCGGATGCACGAAGGAAAAGAGATTCTTTCCTTACGCGGTACGGCCGCCGTTTTCAATCAACTATCGGATCCGATCATGGGATTCTTCCGCGAACGGATCATGCCGGGCGCCTTTGATGGTGTAATGGAAGATGATGTTCGTGCGCTTTTCAATCATGATTATAATCTTGTTTTGGGAAGATCCGCGGCAAAAACTCTAAAGTATGGCGTTGATGAAAATGGCCTTTGGTATGAAGTTGATCTTCCCGATACCGAATATGCCCGCAACCTTGCCCATTCAATAGAGCGCGGAGATATTGATAAAAGCTCTTTTTCTTTTTCAATTGAACGCGGCGGGGATAAGTGGTTGCAGGATCCCGAAGATCTATCAATGGAGATCCGCGAAGTAAACCGGATTGAAAGATTGTTTGATGTTTCGCCGGTGACAATTCCAGCTTACCCGCAAACTTCGGTTCAAGTTAGCGCGCGATCAATCAGTCACGCCAGCCGGGGGGAATCGAAGAATCCAAAGCTAATTGAAACCCTGATTGCCGCAAGAACCAACAACGAGACAAGCCGCGAAGATGTGATTGAAGCGTTGATGATGGTTTCCGATGGCCTTAGTTTCGACGACATGAAAGATTGGATTGAAAACGGAAACGAAAAAAGAGTTATTTCCTTTGCCCCATTTGCAGAAATTTTGAAGGTTTCCGAGGAACGAGCAAAGTTGGCATTCAAGGAATTGCGAAAAGATTCAAAGGGAGACGAGGCGCCCGCGGATGATTCCGAATTTGCAGACCTCAAATCAAAATTATCAGATATGGAAGAAAGAATTTTTCTTTTGGAAAACCAGCTTGAAGCTCAAGCGCAACTTCAACTTTTAGAAGGGGATGGAAAATGAGTCAGAAATTACGGGAACTCATCGCGGAAAGTGTAACTTTGACCAAAGATACCCGGCGCCTAATGGGGCAAGAAAACCGCGGCGCGGCCGAGAATAAAAAGATTGATGAGAATCATACTCGGATCGGGGTTGTTGTCGAAGAGATTCAGCGCGAACGCGCCCAGGTTGAAAATGAGCGGTCCATGAATCGCAAAGCTTTTGAGCTTGAAGATGATCTTCGAAAAGATGGCAAGAATGATGATCCCAAGGAACAGCGTAAAAAAATCTTTCGCCGCTATTTGATTGGTGGAAGAAACGAAGTTTCCCAAGAGGAATTCCGTTCAATGGTTTTCAAGGGTGACAATCAACGCGCTCTTTCTTCTGATGACGTTGCCGCCGGTGGCGCATTGATCATGCCCGAAGAATTCCTTCCCGAACTCATCAAGTTCATTGATAACTCTTTCAGGTTGAAAGATGCGGTTCGAACCCTTCCGCCTACAACCGCCGATTCCTACGGAGTAGCCGAGCTTACCGCGGATCCAGACGATGCAGAAATGACTCCGGAACTAGGAACCGGATCAGATGATTCCGCAATGGGATTCCAGAAGAGGCGAATCACTCCGCATCCAGCGGCCAAGAGAATCAAGGTTTCCAATGAACTCTTGAGAATTGCCGTTATGAATCCAGAAGCTCTTGTCAATGAGCGCCTTGGCTATAAGTTCAAAGCAGTTCAGGAAAACAAGATCATAAACGGATCCGGCGCGCTGGAGCCACTGGGCTTCATGGTAGCAAGCGCCGATGGAATTGATACGGATCGGGATATTGCAACCGACAATACCGCCGCACTAATTGACTTCAAAAACCTGATGAGAGCAAAGCATGGGTTGAAAGAAGGGTATTGGCCTACAGCAACTTGGCAAATGCACCGGGACATTCTTTCCCATATTGCCAGGATTACCGATGGTGAAGACAAATTCATTTGGGAACCCAATACCAAAATTGATGACCCTGAAACTCTTTTAGGGAAAGAAATCATTCTTTCTGAATATATGCCCAATACAATCGCCGCAAATGCTTATGTGTATATGTTCGGTGACTTATCCCATTATTGGTTTGGAATGAGTCAAGAGGTTGTCATCCAAGTTCTTTCCGAGCTTTACGCGGAGAACAACCAAACGGGCTATATTGGCCGTATGAAGTTTGACGGGCAACCCGTGCTTTCGGAAGCATTCAAGCGCGGAAAAATGGGCGCGGCATAAGCCAGGGGAAACAGAAACTAAAAGAATTCAATCTTAAAATGATTCTTTTGAGAAGGGGTACAAGATGCAAGGTTTACTAAAAAGCGCAAAAATAAGTGTTTCCCTGGGCGCCCAGGCCGACGGACAGGCAACCGTCCAGGGCGCAACCCTGGATATGCAGGGATTTGACGGGGTTCTTTTCTTGGCAAAGTTTGATGATGTTGATGATACTTCTGTTATCACTTTGAAAGCTCAAGAGGGGGGCCAATCGGATATGTCTGATGCCGCCGAGCTCACCGATGGAAACGCAACCTTCACCGCCGGGGCCGCCGATGCGGATGATAAACTTTTGGGGCTTGATGTATATCGGCCGCTCAAGCGATACATTCGCGCAGAATCAGTCATTGGTACGGCAAATGCAACCTTGGCCGCGATCATCGCAATTCAGTACAAGGGGAGGATTGAGCCGGTAACACAGTCGGCCGACCTGATAAATTCCCTTAGCTTAATTTCCCCTTCCTAAAATGGTATCTTTGGGGCGGAGGGTTAAATTATGAAAACAATGCGAATCAAAGTATTCGGGCGCTTGAACACGCCCGAACTAACAATTGGGCCTGGGCAAGTCGCCATTGTTGATCAAAAACTTGGGAAACAACTTTGTAAATCCGTACAAGCGGAAGAGACAAAAGAACTTACCAAGGGCGAGAAAGATAGAGCGAAGAGAAAGGCCGCGGATCCGGACGAAGAAGAGAAGCCCAAGGACAAGCCGAAGGCGAAAGCCAAGGACAAGCCGAAGGATGAACCCAAAGAGCCGGAAGACGGCGGGGAAGAGTTACGCGGAACCGTATTTGATGAGGGGTAAAAAGTATGTTCAGTGTCGAGGTAGAAACAGGCCCGGCGCTGGAACCGCTCACAATCGAAGAGGTAAAGCGGGATCGGCGTCTTGATCTAACAGACGGTGAACCCGCGCCGCCACTTCCAACCGTTGCGCTTGTTGCCGAAGCCGGGAACGTAGACAACGGGGCGCACCAATGGAAAATCACTTTTCAAACGGCCGACGGTGAAACAACCGGAAGCCCAGGTTCCGAAGTTCTTACAACCGACGCCGGCCAGGGCAAGGCAGATATCACGCTTCCAATTGGGGGTTCCCTGGTAACAGGCCGGAAGGTATACCGGACCGCCGCCGGTGGATCCGTTTTCAAATTGGTTGCCACGGTAGCCGATAACACCGCAACCACTTATCAAGATAATATTTCCGATGCGAACCTGGGCGCGGATATCCCGGCAATCAATTCAACCTTGGATCCACAACTTACTCTTTTGATTGAGAATGTAAGAACTCAGGCAGAAAAGCATACCGGACGGGCCTTGATCACTCAGACTTTGACTTACTATCCAAAAGCTTTTCCAGATAGTTCGGGGACCGGATTGATAATTCCAAGGGCGCCTTTGCAATCAATTACTTCCGTAAAATACATTGATACTAATGGCGTTCTCCAAACCTGGGATTCGGCAAAGTATGTTGTTGGCACTAGGCCAGGGCGGGAAGCGATTCTTCCGGCTTATGGTGAAGGTTGGCCGAGTGTCAGAACAAGCGGGGTATTGAACCCGATTGAAATAGAATTCATTGCGGGCTATGGCAATCCGGCCGATGTTCCGGCGCCAATCAAACAAGCTATGTTAGCGCACTTGGGTTTCATGTATGAGAACCGGGAAGGGTTTCTTCTCTTCGGTGTTCCTTCTTCCAGGATTCCAGATGCCACGTTAGCGGTTTATAAAAGTTATGAAATTCCATACTGATGATACGAGCGGGAAGGTTAAAACATAGGGTAATAATTCAAAGCCCGGTGGTTGCGAAAGGCGCCGCCGGTGGCGAAGTTATAACCTGGGTGCATTTCAGAACTGTATATGCCGGGGTTGAGCCAAGAACCGCCAAGCAAATATTCACTTCCGCTCAATTGGTATCCGAGATTTCCCACGTTGTTATCATTCGATTTATCCCAGGGCTTTCGGTAAAGCAAAGAATTCTTTATGGAACCCGCATTTTCGAGATCAAGAATACAATTGATGTAGAAGAAAAGCATGAAAGGATTGAGATCCATTGTAAAGAGGTTCAATTGTGAGTGACCTTGGATTTGCCCGCGATCCGGATATCATTGGATTGAAAACGGTTCTTGCCAACCTGGGAGATATTCCGGAAGGGTTGCCGCGTTCAGCGCTTAGGACTTCATTAAGAAAATCAGCAAAGCCCGTGAAAGAGGGAATCCAGATCCGGGCGCCCAAGGCCGCGAAGCACAAAACCAAAGTGCGCGGGAAAGTCGTCAAGCGGCCGTTATCTCGCGGAATCATTATCAAGTCTTTGAAGATGGGCAAGCGCGGGAAGAATGCGCCGGTGATAATTATCGTTGGCCCAAGGTCTGAAAACTATTATGGAATCTTTTTTGAATACGGATCCAAGCAACATGAAAAGCGGCCTTTTGTGCGCCCGGCTTGGCAAGCAAACAAGGGCGCGTCAATGCGGATCTTTTCCGAAGAAATGCGGATCCGTATTGGAAAGCATATCCGAAAGTTGGAAGCCAAGGGAAAACGATGACAATAGATGAAGCTTTCTTTTCCTTGCTTTCAAATGATGCTGATGTTGTGGCGAAAGTCTCCAATAGGATTTATCCGGACAAGCTTCCTCAAAATGTTGAATATCCCGCAATCCGTATTGTTCTTACCTCGGAAACTCACAATCCAATTGCGGGCGGGGTTGATGATTTACCAAAGGCCGGAATCGATGTTGATGTATTCGCGGCTTCCAGGGAATCGGCAAATGTAGTTTCCGAACTTGTAAGAATTTCGCTTGATGGATACAATGGAACTATTGACGGGCTAATAATACAGGCAATTATGATGAACAATCGACAGCATTTTTACGACGATGACGAAGATGCTTATCAAACATCAAATGATTTCTTGGCGTTTTTTGAACAATAGGGGGCGGTAATGACTGGAACCGCGGCATATGGGAAAAAGATAAAAGTATCCGATGGGGCAAACTGGCTAGAGTTGCCGCAAGCCGATGGAAACCTTGATCTTGAGGCGGCCGAATTGGATGATACGTCCTCTTTGGATGCGGGGGTTCGGTCAAGAATCATGGGCCTTTTGGATTCCGGCCTTTCTGTGACTTGTGAATACATGATTACCGGCGGCGCGCTGAATACTGCGCTTGCAACGGTTCGTTCTCAGTTCTTAGCCAGGGCAACAACTTATTTTCAATATCTTCCTTCTGGCGTCTTGGCTGATGGCTTTGATATTCCATGCAAGATCTTGAATTACAAGCAAGCCGGCGGAGTCGATGGAAAAGAAGTTGTGTCATTTGAACTAAAAGGGGATGGCGCGGTGACTGCGGCGGCGTCCGATCCGCCGGCCTAAGCCATGACGGGGACAGCTTCTTATAATACCGCAATCAAGCAACCGGGGACCGCAACCACGTTTACGGATGAAGCAACGACCAATACGAGCGGCAATGTTTATCAAGTCACGGACGCAACAAAACAAATCTTTGATCGGGCAACCGTTCCAGTTGTAGAAGATGGCGGGGTTCCCGTTGTTCCCGATGAAATAAACTATCTTGATGGCTCGGTAACATTGCCCGCGCCGCCTGGGGGTGTTGTTACAATTTCCGGGAAATATATTCCAATGACAGTTGTCGCAACCGGAAAGGAATTTTCGGTTGAGCTTACGGCAACGGAGCTAGACGATACCGCGTTTGGTGATGCCGGCTACAGATCCCGCGTCATTGGCCTCATTGATGTATCCGCAACCCTTCGTTTGAATTGGGCTAATGGTTTTTTCATTGCGTCCCTCTTGGCGCGCTTACCCTTGGTTTTCGAAATAAAGCCAGGGGGCGCGGATCCAATTATGCGCGCTTGGATGGTAATTCCTGATGTTGGATGGAGCGGGGATATTGACGGGATCGAAGATGAAGAAGTATCATTTGCTCTTGATGGCGCCGGAATCCCGAATGCGGATTTTGCCTTTCTATAATGAGTAAACCCGAAAACCTACGCGATAAGCTCAGAGCAAAAACGGTTGGATCCAAGAAAACCTTCCGCTCTAAGATCGTTGAATTCGACGGCGTTGATTTTGAGATTCGGGAACCTACCGTTGCGGATGCCCATGAAATCCTTCGGAAAGGATACCCGGACGGAAAGATTGAAAAGGGCGTGCTACCCAACACCGGGGAACTTCACGTTTGGGCCTTGATCCTTTGCACTTATGTTCCAGGGACAGAAGAAAAGGTTTATGAGGTTGGGGATTTGGAATCCCTCAAAGCGGCGCCCGCTTCCTCATTTGTTACAACCCTTGGATCCGCGGCCTATGCCTATATAGCACCAACCAAGAAATCCGAGCCAAGCCCTAAAAAAAAATAGAGTCTGACGCGCTCTTGCGGGCGCAATTGTTTGTTGGTGACAGGCTTGGCAAAACCCTTTGTGAACTTGGCGCAATCCCTTATTCGGAATTGTTTCTTTGGTATGAATGGTTTACCTTAAAAGATAAAGCAATAGAAAAAGCAACGAAGAGGGGAAAAGGGAAAAGGTAATGGCTTCAATTGGTGACTTGTTTGTAAGGATCGGCGGAGATACTAAGGGGCTACAGAGGGCCGCTAATAAATCCAAGGGACTTGCCAAGAACATTGGTGCTTCCCTGGGGGGCGCGGCGAAAGCTTCGCGCCGGCTTGTAAATTCCCTGGGGGGAATGGTTCCCATGTTGGCGGCCGCCGCCGGTGCGCTTGGCCTGGGCGCGTTAATCAAAAGCTCTTTGGAAGCGGTTGACGCCCAAGCAAAACTTGCCGACAAACTTGGAATCTCAATGGAGGGGTTACAGGGAATCACGGACGCCGCGGAACAGGCCGGAGTGAAGGCCAGCGCAACCGGGACAGCTATACAAAGAATGGTCCGAAGAATTGCGGAGGCGGCCAAGGGGACCGGCGAAGCAAAGGATGCGTTAAAAGAAATGGGATTGGACGCCGTTGACCTCCAAACCGCCGGGCCGGAAGAGGCGTTGAAAAGAATTGCTGATAAATTCAAAGATGTTGGCGATCAGTCAACGCGGGTTCGTCTTGCGTTCAAGTTGTTTGATACGGAAGGGGTTGCCTTGGTCAATCTTTTGAAGGGCGGCCGGGAAGCAATTGATGCGGTGAATGAAGAAATGGAACAGATGGGCCTATTGTTGAGTAGGGCGGATGCGGCCAAGATCGAAACCTTCAACGATTCGATGAATCGATTGAAATCAATCTTTTCCGCTTTGGCTGATGTAGCAACTTCGGAAATTTCCCCATTCATGAAAGCGGCTGTTGATAAGATGATCGGCGCGTCAAAGGAAAGCGGGAATCTTAGAGAAAAAATAGTGAACCTTTTTGAAGATGCGGTAAAAGGAACAGGCGCTTGGATGGACGCCTTAAACGGGGTGATGTTGGCATTTGAAACCGTTCGCCTTGGGCTTCATGCGATTGAATCGGCGTTTATCTCCATTACCGCTGGCGTGTTAGAGCAGATTGATAATATTGCGGATGCCTTGATGGGGATTCTTTCCGCGATCCCTGGGCAATCGGCTTCCGCCGCTTCCGATGCAATTCTTCATTGGAGAAAAAAGTTACCGGAATGGCAAAGCTTTTTTGATGAGTGGGGCGGCGCTTCGGCCGCGGCCACGGAAGAAGCTTTTGATGATTGGCAAAAGGCCAGAAAAGCATATGAAGAGGGGGTTGATATTTCGGGACTCTTGCAACAATTTCAAGATATTCGGAATGATGCCAACAAAACCGCCGCGGCAGTCGCGGCCGCGGCTTCCGGCTCCAAGGGGCCATCTGTAGTTGATCCAGCTAATGACCCTTTCTTCGCTGAATTATTCAAGCCGCTTACCGCAAAAGAAGACAAGATGCTAAAAGATTTGGGCGATCCTTCCAAGGATCCTTTTTTTGCCGAATTATTTGATCCGCTTTCTACCGAAGAAAATAAGGTGCTAAAGGCCTTGGAAGAACAGATGACAGGGGTTTCGGATTCTGGCAAAGAATCGTTTTCCAGTATGTTTGACGAAGTGGCCGAGGGCTTCGGGGATATGGAACAACAAGGCAAGCAATGGATGAATGATCTTGTTGATATTATTGATAGGGGCCTGGATACGGGGGAATTTGAATTTGGGGAATTCTTCCGAAACATTGGAAACCAGTTGAAGAGATCAGGAATAGAATCATTGATTGGCGGGCTAGTTGGAAGCATTATCCCAGGCGGCGGCAATTTGCTTGGCGGTGGCGGGTTGTTGGAAAATATTCTTTTACCTTCCGCCGGCGGATCTTCAAAATCTTTAGCGGCATTACCAGGGGGCGGCGGCTCCGATGGGACAACCGTTCAGCTTTTCGATCAAAGGCAAAGCGGCGCACCATTGGAAAGAAGGGAATCAAAAAGTTCTACCGGGGAAAGACAAATGAAGATCTTCATCAAGGATACGGTCAACGAAGGATTTCAGGAACGCGCTTTTGATGACAACTTAAACCAGGGCTTCGGCATGAGGCGGCGGGGTAGATAATGGCGGCCTGGCCCGGGACTTTACCGCAACGCCCAAAGATTCAAGGGTACAACGAAAGCTTGCCTGATGTATTGTTGCGCTCGGAAGTTTCCAGCGGGGAAGCAAAATCAAGGCCACGGGCAACAAGCAATGTTCGAACCTTGAAAGTTCAATGGCTCTTTGAATCCTTAGCACAAAGAACAACTTTCATTACTTTCTTTACCGTTACCATCAAAGGGGGATCCCTGGCATTCCAAATGGAAGATCCGCTTGATGGAACACTTTTGAATTTCCGATTCCGACAAGTTCCAACAATCCGCGCTTTGTCGGATACCGCTTTTGAAGTTGATGGGTTGTTGGAAGAAATGCTTTAGAAATGCGCTCACTCACTCAAACTTTCAAATCCGCAATATTCGCCCTGGCAACAAGCGAAGTTTTCGCGCTCTTAATTACAATTGATCACGCCAGCATTGTTACACCGATTCGAATATGTACGGATTCCGTCAATGTTCTTTCCAACGCCCGGACATTTGTTCCAGCTCTTTTTGATATCGCACTTCCAAATCAGGATGATGAATTCAGCGCCGTATCTTTTACGGTTGATAATGTTGATCGGCAAATTGTTCAGGCGATCAGGACGGCAACCGGCGCGCCGCCGACCTTTGATATTGAAGTTTGTTTAGTGTCGGATCCTAATAATGTAATTGGCCCGATTTCTCTTGAAATCATTGGCGCCGACTACAACGCAAAAAAGGTTTCTTGCAAACTAAGTTATGAACCGATTATTCAAGAGAAGTTTCCGGCGGATGCTTTCACGCCGTCAACCGTTCCGGTAATGTTCCAGATATGATAAAGGATTGGGCAAATAGTTATATCGGATTGCCTTTCAAAGAATTCGGAAGGGATGAATCCGGCGTTGATTGTTGGGGCTTGATCCGCTTGGTGTATCAACGTGAATTGGGGATTGAGCTTCCGGAACATCTTGAATACAAATCAGTCCGCGATATTAAGGCGATAAGCGGAAAAATTGAAGAGTCACGGCCGGGATGGGTAGGCGCGGATCCGCATGACCTCTTACCGTTCGATATTGTACTTTTCGCTTTTAATGGGCTTCCTGGGCATATCGGAATTTTCGTTGATAATGGATACTTCATCCATTCAAAACGGGGTTGTAATGTAGTGGCCGAGCGCTTGGATTCGATCCGATGGAACAAGAGAATTGAGGGGTACTATCGGAATCGAGAAGTTGTTGAAACGATGGTTCCGGTTATCGCCCAGGTTGACCCGATCCTTTCGTCAAAACGAAGTTTCCGTTTTGTGTCTTCCGGAAGTTCCATCAAGAAGGTGTTGGAGCAGATGGGAATTGAAAACCACTTTGTTTCCGTTTCCTTGAACGGGCATCCACTTATGCCGCAATTCTATGATCATTGCCGGCCGCGCCCAGGGGTATCGGTTGTCATTCGGGTACTTCCAGCCGGGAGCGATGACGCAAAGGATATTCTGGGAGTCGTCGCAACAATCGCATTGCTTACCCTGGGGCCGGCGTTGGCGGAAGGATTAGCCGGAACCCTGGGAGTATCCACAAGGATTGCTTCCGGGATAGTGAATTTCGGGGCCGGGCTATTGATTAGCTCACTTGCGCCGCCGCCACAATTGCCGGTTCGTCATCAAGTTTCAAGAGATCCAGATGTTCATTCAACAACCGGGATATCAAACCAGTTCAGCCCATATGGGCCTTTTTCAAAGATTTATGGAACCAGGGTTCTTTATCCCAACAAGATAAACGAATGGACGGAGGTCATTGATAACGATCAATATTTGCGGGTAGTGTTCGGCGTTGGATATGCGAACAGTTTGTTCGATCTTGAAATTGATCAGGTGAAGATAGGCGAAACCGCAATTGAAAACTTTTCCGGGATCAATCATAAGTTCGCAAGGTGGGGGGATCTTACCGATACAGATAAGGCGTTTTGGATTCCGAACATTGAAGAAGATGCCTTAAGTGTGCTTGTTCGGGAAGTTGACGCCGCAACCGTTCGAACAAGCGCGGGATCCGCGCGGGGTGTTAGCGTTGATATTACTTTCCCAAAAGGTTTGGCAACTTTCAATTCCAGCGGCGCACGAACACCGCGAACAGTTGAATTCAATTTAGAGATAGCACCAACCGGCGGTTCAAACTGGGTTCCCTTCGTGGACACTTCCGGCGTTCTTTCGGTTAGCGGAGACAATTACCCAATCGATATTGCAAATGCCGCTTCCGTTTATGACCCGATAACGAATGCGATGTATGTCATCTCTGGAACTACTACCGGCGCAACAAACACCGTTGCTTGTTACAAGTATGATTTTGCAACGAGCCAATGGATAGCAATTGCAGATTACCCAGGGGCAACCGGCGTTTCTCATCACCGGGCAATTCTTTTCAATGACAAAATTTATTGTATTGGCGGAACAACAACAAGCGTTCTTTTGGAAGATACTGTTCGGATTTATGATATTGCTCTGGATTCTTGGTCCGACGGATTCGCTCTTTCCGCAAACCAGCAAAGAAAAGATCATGTTGCGCTTCATCAAAACTTGCCGAGTGTTGGAGATATCATCACGGTTTACGGTGGGCGGGATGGTTACGGGACAGCCAAGCCCGGCGCGGATTCGATGTTTCTGGTTGATTTCGCCGGCAATGCAATTGATTTTGATTTCTATACTCAGGGTAGTTACCCGGATGATAACTACATTGGCGCGGAAGCTCATGTTGATGAAGGCGATGTTGGAACCGATCAACAATATATTTACCTGTTCGGCGGATCCTATATTGACGGAACCATGAATGATGATATGCAAAACTTGGTATTGAAGTATGAGGATTTGGGCGGTGGTGCAAAGGTTTGGATTTATACTTGGACCCAAAGAATATTGGAATACACCGCAACATACCGGCCAAGCGTTGTACCCCTGGGCGGCCGAAAACTTCTATACGCCGGGGGTGCCACAAGTGCAACCAGCGGCAACGCGGTAATTGAAGCCTATATTATTGATTTGCTTTCCGGTTCTTTTATTGTCACGCCCAATGATCCGTTTCCCTTGGGGCGGCATGGGATGGCGGCCGCGGCTGATAGCCTGGGCGGTGTTCATTTCGTTGGCGGGTATGCAACGCCAGGGGCGCCGGTCAATGATGATTTCATGACTTCCGCCGGAAGCATAAAGAAAACGATCACCGCCGCGTCATCTTCGACGGTTCGCAAAACTTATGAAATGCAGGGGTTAGCGGAAGGCGCCTATGATATCCGGGTAAAAAGAGTCACGGCCGACGCCACTTCAACAAGCATTATTGATGAGATGTACTTGACCGCCATAAGGGTTTTCAAGTCAAGCGACCCTATCAATACAAATAAGTTGTTGCTTTGGATGATGCGTATCAAGATCACGGAACAATTAAATGGATTGATTACCGAAGGGAACATTCGGGTTGGTTCCCGGCTTCCTTCATGGGATGGGGCGGCAATCTTGAACCGGGCCAGATCAAACAACCCTGGCTGGGCAATCTTGGATGCACTCACCGGCAACGCTTTCAAGCGAACCATTGCCGCAAGCAAGATTGATTTTGATGGAATCAAAGCTTTTGCCGATCATTGCACCGCTAAGGGGTACGCCGTAAATGTTGTTATTGATACGGTTAGCCCGCTTTTTGAGGTGTGCCAAAACTTAGCCGCAACCGGCCGGGGAAAGTTTATTTCCGTTGATGGGAAATTCACTGTTTTGATTGATGAGGAAAAGAGCATTGTTGTTCAACACTTCACGCCGGCAAATTCCCGCAACTATTCCGGGCAAAAGAAATTTCAAAGGATCCCGCATGGCTTACGGATCCGCTTTGAAAACGAAAACGCCGGTTTCCAAATGGACGAACGTATTGTTTATGATGATGGCTACACTGAAAACAATGCAACCGAGTTGGAGGATATGGATCTTTGGGGGGTCACGGATCCGGATCAAGTTTGGACGCTTGGAAGAATCTATATTGCGGAAGCAAAGCTTCGGCCGGAAGGACACCAATTTGAAACTGATGTTGAAAACCTGATTTGTACCAGGGGTGATTTAATCCATTTTACGCATGATGTGATTCTAGTTGGTCTTGGTTGGGGCCGGATAAAGGCGCTTACTATTGCCGGGGGCAAGGTCACTCAAATTCAACTAGTGCAAAAGATCGATACCCTGATAGCAACCAACTATTCAATGCGGATCCGTGAAGATGATGCGGATTCAAATCTTATCACGGTGACAGTTTTGGCAAGCGGTTTCAACGATACCTTCGAAGTTTCATCGGATTTGGATGAAGGTCTTGTTGTGAATGGGGATCTTACCCAGGTTGGGGAACAGGGTTCCGAATCCATTGAACTTGTAGTTGAGAAAATCGTTTACAAGGAAGAGTTGGGCGCAACGATTCATTGCGTTGATCATGCGTATCCTGGTTTGGATGATGCGGTTTCCGGTGGAATCCCGGCCTATACTTCGAATATCACAGTTCCCAAGTCTTCGCCACGAATCAGGCCGCCGGATCCGGTTGTTGATCAAATCATTTCAGATGAATCGGTAATGATCCGTGATTCTGATGGATCTTTTCGGGCTGTAATGAAAGTTGTTTTGCGGCCGCCTATTGCCTCCAATGCGGCGGCGGAAACTCTTCATGCTCTTTTCAGAAGAACCGATTCCCCTGGGTCCGGTTGGGAATCTCCGCCGATCACTTCCGCCGACAACAATGAATTGATCTTTTCAGATGTTGAAACCGGCATTGAGTATTCCGGATACATTCGGTACATGACTAGATTTGGAGAGGTTAGCGGTTGGGTTGCTTTCGGTCCTCATACGATTATCGGAAAGGGAACGCCGCCGGATGATGTTGTTGCGGCCAACTTTACTCTTTCCGCTTTGAGTGTTTCGATCAATTGGACCGCGGTTCAAGCGGCCGACGTGGAAAGATATATTCTCAAGCGCGGGGATGGGGCTTCAACCTGGGCAACCGCCGATATTGTTTTTGATGGCCCGGCAACTTTCTTTTCTGAAACGCCATTTGGAACCGGGGATTTCATTTATCATATCAAGGCCGTTGATACCGCCGGGAATGAATCGGTGAACACTTATGAAAAAGCTTTCACGGTAACGGCGCCAAGCGTTCCAACGAACTTCACCAATACCGATCTTGGGAACCTTTACAATTTCAGATGGGACACAAGCAATTCCGCAACCTGGAAGATCACGCAGTTCAATCTTTACAAGGGGGCGGTTGGTGCGGGCTTTGGTGCCGCAACAATTCGGGATGCCGCCTTTGCGCAATCCTTTGTTTCTTCAACGGAAGTTGGGGATTTCTGGGTGACTGCGGTTGACCTGGGTGAAAACGAATCCGCCGCCGCCGGACCAATCACGGTCTAGGTTTTCTTTGCAACTTTTTTCAATCCGTTTTACTATAAAGTTATGAGATTGATTGTTAGGGATGCGCCGGTTGAAGCAGAAGAAACATTAAGCAATGCAAAAATGCCGGAAGCAATAAGAAGCCCGGCAAACGGAAATACCACAATTAGAGTCATTTGCACTTGTACCGATCCAGCGGGCGGGAAGTATTCAAGATCGGGCGATACAGATACAGCATTTGCAATAAATGTTCTTCAAGATGATTACGTTACCTTGGGAGTAAACGGAAACATCTTGAATCTACACGAAATTGCCAATACCCACTTCAACGGGAAATGGTCTTTTTCCGGTGATACGGTTTCCAATTCTTCTTTGACATGAAATTAGTTCTAGTATTCTTTCTTGCGGCCTCAATCCTTGGGGCAAATAATCTTGTTCGGCGTTCGATCAACGCCGACCGCATTACAACGGGAACTCTCAATTCAACCCTGCTACCAGCAACCGGAACATGGTCAACGGGTGTCAATATTCAAACAACCGGCGTTATTGAAACAACGGATCATATCAGCGCCGATAAGATCCGGCCGACAACCGATGACAATAATATTCGGGTTCAGAATAAAGCGGGAACTTCGGATATTATTTTCATTGATGTTGCCGGGGTAAAGGTTGGAATCCAGAAGGTTCCGGAAAAGGAACTTGATGTTGAAGGCGAGGTCAGGGCCGGCGCATTCATAGGCGATGGTTCCCAGTTGACCAATGTTCCAACGGGCGCTTCATCACTTCCAAGCGTTGTTGTTACGGCTTCTGATTATACGGCGGGAAACAAGGAAAGAATTATTTGCAACACGCTTGTTGCCTCTTGTGAGATAACACCGCCAACAACTTCCATTGGGAATTGGTTTGAGGTTTACGACGCGGGGAACGCTTCTGTGAATTCAATCCGCATTTTGACAGGTGGCGCAAAGATAATGAGTGAAACAAATAATATTCTAATCAATGACAACTATACCCGGTTGTTCCTGGTTTACCTGGGAGCTTCGACGGGTTGGAGAATTAAGGCCCCATAGAGGGCGAAGGGACGATGTTATGAACATTTTTGGATGGTTCAGAAAACACGCCAGCGCCCTAAACGGGCTAATGGCAATTTTGTTTGTTGGGGCATTTGCAATGCCTCTTGTATTGAAGGCGGCCGACACGAACGCGGAAACCTTTTTCACTTACGTTGCAAATTCCTGGGATCAAAAGGCCGGGGAAAGAATCGGAGTCAGCAATTTACAGGCACCGGACGGAAACGGGATCAACTTAAAAAACGATGGTGGCGCAACCGTTTTGAGTGTTGATGATGACGGCGGTTTCACCGCTTCTGATGGCGCAATTACAACCCTGGGGGTAACAAGCATTTCGGGAACTTCCGCAAACTTTAGCGGCAATGTTACCGGGGCAACCTTTTCAGGGGACGGTTCCGGACTCACCAACTTAAGCGCGGGATCTAATATCACGGATGGGGATTCTAACGCCACGGTGACGGATGGTTCCTATTTCCAAATAACAATGGATTCATCGGTTGCGCTCACGGTGTTACCAACCGGATCCGTTGGAATTGGAACCGCTACACCGGATAGAGCTTTGGTTGTTAATGGGGACGCTTCTTCAAGTGGAACCATTTCAGCAACAACCCTTTCCGCTTCCGCGGACATTAGCTTTTCCGGATCCATTAGCGGCGATGGTTCGGGGCTTTCTAATGTTGTAGTTCTCACGGGGAATCAAACCGTCAACGGTGTGAAAACCTTTGGATCCGCTCCAAAGTCTAGTGAAGCGGCCGACGAAGCAACCGAGCTTGTAAGGTTTGGAGAGCTTGGAGACATTCATACCCAGGACAAGAACAATGTTGATATCGACGGGGGAAGCATCGACGGTGTGACCGTTACCAATACAACCCTTGAAGCTAACAACACTTATAAGTTCAATTACACAGTTATCACCGCGGGAACCCAGGTTTCCCACGGGGGCTTGAATTTAATTGATACTTCTTCCGCGGCTTCCGCTTTTCGTGTAACTCTTCCGGATACAACCGCGGCCGGGCGGTACTATCCTTTTGAAGATGCCGGAAGAACTCTTGCAACAACCAACGCTTACATTGATCCCGGTGATGGCAACACCATAAACGGGAGCGGTAACAGTTTGCAGTTGGCCGACGATGGGATGAGGATTCATTGTTTTGGAACTGGAGCAAGTTCCTATACTTGTAATTCTCACTAAGGAATAAGGGAGTGAATGAGGATGAAAAGATTTATTACAATCGGGGCATTGTTTTTCCTTTTGTCCTCATTCACACTTTGTTTTTCGGCTGACACCAACGCCAACACTTTATACCCTTTCCATTCCAACCTTTCCGCGCAGTCTATAACGGCAACAACCGGAACTCTTACAACCGGGTCAGCGGGAAATTTTGCAATCACAACATTGCAATTGGTCGTTGGAAGCTATACCGATGAAGAACTTGCGGGACTTCGTGAAGTTTTGGAAATTAGAATTTGCGGTGAAGATTCCCAGGATCCGGTAACAGATGAATGCGATGTTATTGGATACGATCCCGATACCTGGGAAATGAGGTTCTTTGGTAGTACCTCGAATCAAACAATGCTTTGGGTATCGGGTAATTCCTATGTGAACATTACAACCGATCAATTTATTGGATTGGCGGATTTGAACATTGGGCAAGATGTTCAAGGCCATGATAGCCGGCTGGATGAGTTGGCCCAAATTAGTTTGAATGCCGGTGAGATTCTAGCTTACGACGGCGCTAACCTTACCAAGTATACAACCGACAATCGGAAGGCCCAACTTGGGCTTGCGGCAATGGCCTATCAAACAAATGATTCCGTGAATATTGATGGTGGAACAATTGACGGTGCGGCGATAGCGGGGTCAAGTTTTGCTGGAACCTTTGGCAATTCTAATGTTCAAGATATCGCAGACATTACACCAACCGCGGCTAATATCTTCTTTGCCTATCAATCGGGCGCAATATCAGAAGTCAACACCGCTACTCAAAGAACCTTGCTTGGCCTGGGTTCAATGGCACTTGAAGATGATGGCAATGTTTCAATTGATGGCGGAACCCTGGGGGCGGTAGCAATCACCGCTTCAACTTTGGATTCCAGTTCCATTGGGCAAACAACCAGTTCAATTGCCCGCTTCGCTTATCTTACCAGCGCCGGGGGAACCTTCTCTTCAACAATATCGGGAACCGATCTTTCTCTTTCTGGGGACGCCTCAATTTCCGGTGATATCTCAAGCGTTGTTGATGTTTCTTTTTCTGGAACTGTGTCAGGTCCAACGCTTTCGGGAACAACCGCTTCGGTAACTTACGCAAACATTTCAACAATCCTTGGTTCCGTTGATGTTGCGGTAAATGTTACGGCCGCTTCCTTTTATGGTGACGGTTCCAACCTTACCAACATAGCCGGCGGAACAAGTATTTCGGATGCGGATACGGATACCAAGATTCTCGCAGAGCTTACCGCCGATGATGATACCCTGCGGCTTTATACTGCGGATTCTGTCAGGATGACAATATCACCAACGGGCAAGGTTGGCATTGGAACTCCAACGCCTTCGAAAGAACTGGTTGTAAATGGTGACTTCGAAGCGGCTGGAACCATTGGCGCAACCGGGGATATCTCAGGCGCGGATATTACCAGCACCGGAACTCTTTCCGGAACAACGCTTTCGGTTACGGCACTTGTTACCGGGGATACTGGAACCTTCAATTTCTTGAACGGCAATGGTTCCGGGATTGGTGGCGTTGTCCATACGGCAACCAATGAAACAGTAAACGGAACAAAAACATTTTCAGATATTGATGTTGATGGCGGGGTAATTGATGGCACACCAATCGGGCAAACCTCAGCTAGTGATGGGAAGTTTCAGACAGTTACCGCAACAACCGGGAATTTCACAACAATCAATGGGGCAATTGGAACCGCGGCACAACTTAATATAACTTCAATTGGATCGGCTTCCCGGCTAACTGCAACCGATTTTGACGGAACGAATTTCAACGGAACAAATATCACGGGAACTCTTCAGACTGCGGCACAACCAAATATCACAAGCGTTGGATCCATGAACCGGATCACCGCAAGCAATGGAGACTTCACCGCAATCAATGGAACATTGAACACCGCGGCACAGCCTAATGTTACTTCAATTGGATCGGCTTCCAGGTTGACCGCTACGAACTTTGATG